TAAATACCCCCAACACCCTTGACATTAACCCCAGAGCATCTTACAATACTCTCATAACACCAAGGAGAACACTTATGTCGGTTGCATTTCAACAAGCACAGAAGCAGCGTTATAGGGTCACTCTGGATCTATCAGTGTTTGGTGACTTCGATCCGCATCAAATTGACTGGGAAAAACTATTCAAGTTGGAACCTGCGGAGAAGTGTGATGCTTACGTTGAGGACTTAAATACACCTGACAGTTGGTGAGTTAGTATCATTTTATACCAAAAGTAGGGGTTTTATTATGCTATCGTAATACCTTGAATTTATATATAATATGAGGGTATTATGCTAACAAAACACCTATGAACTATTTCAGACAAATTCTCACTGAAAAGATGGGGGGAAAGTGTGTAAAATGTGGATGCACAGAAGCATTAGAGTTTGACCACATTGACCCCACCACAAAGTCATTTAACATATCTGCAGGGTATCATAAACCCAAGGAAGTTCTGGAGGAGGAACTATCAAAGTGTCAGTTGTTATGTGTATCTTGCCACAGGGAAAAGACTAAAAAGAATCAGGAGTTTCGTCCCAAAACTATTGCAGGAGGAAGACCCCTAAAGTATAAGAATCTGGGTGAAATGGGAATGTATCGCCTGCCTCATAAAGTCGTGAGGACAGTATATCAACTGTGCGACATTATGCAACAATTAGAGGAGAACGGTAGGGATAGTGATGAGGTGATATTACAGGTCCTCGGTGAACTTGAAGAACGCTTGAGTAACTGAAACTTGGATCCTCTAAAGTGTACCAGTAGTATGAGCACTAACCAATCCCAGATGACTAACACTTTCCGAGTTGTAATTCCTACCGCTGATGGTGATCAGGTTGCTGGAGAGTTTCCTACTCGTCTGAATGCTGATCTGTTTCAGCAAGGTATTCTCACTGATCGCAATCTTAAGTCTGAGGTTATGTGGTTCCGCAACGGTCGTCTGGTGGACCGGTGGTGAGTAGCGGGACTGATTCCCTCCGATTCCGTTACACTTTTCTCTCCACACTTTCCTGAAATGACTACCACTTACCAGTCCAATGTTCTTGACATTTCCTATAACGGTTGGGAGAATTATGAGACCTGGAATGTTGCACTCTGGATTAACAATGATGAGGGTCTATATAACATCGCCAGGGAGTGCGGTTCGTATCAGGACTTCGTTGAATCTATCCGTGATTTTATGACACAAACTCTTGACGGTGTAAGGTTTGATGACCCGAAAGTTAACGTGATTCAGATTAACTCTGACGTGTTTGATTTCTAGTCTTAAGTAACACTCACTGAACACACACTACATAACACTCTCGTGCGTTACATTCCTTCCAGTCGTTATACTCTTGATGAGATTGCTGAACAATGTCGTCTGGCAGTATTGAGAGCACAAGGTAACAACAACTGTCAGACAGTAGATTACACTGAGGTTCGCAAGTTCTTCCGTTATGATAATGCTCTTCTGACAGTACAGTAGGCATCAGTCTCGGGACCTGAGTATGTCCTAAAACTGCTCACTCAAACAACACACAGTTTCTTACACTTTTCTTCTTTATTATGTCCAAGTCCGTGATGCTTTCTCTGCTTGCTCAAGGTAACACTGGCAGCGAGATTCTGTCTATTCTGGATACACTTGCCTCTGATAATGTTTCGGAGTCTGATGATAACGGTCCTACGCTGAATGCGATTGAGTTCTGATAGTTAACTGTGTGCCCTCTGGATGTCAATCTGAGCGTCAGCGATGTTGACACTGGGGGGCAGCAGTGTTATACTTGGTGATATAGTGATTCGACAGCGTTTTATGGCGGTTCGTTGATGGTGGCGGGCGGCGTTGCGGTTATAAAAACCCGAAACTACCCTAACCTACAGAGGTGACAAATCGACCGATAGATATCAGTATCATAAAAATTTTCCGGAGGTAAAAAATGGGTGTAAAATGGATTCATAAGGGTGGTAAGTCTCGCCCAGATAAAAGAACCCTAAAGAAGGGTGGAAAGAAATAAAATATGATTAGTCCTGTGAACCCCCTCAGATATACTCGAAGGCGTCCATATTGGAATTTTTGGAAAGTAGTATTGGCGGGATGGATGATTCGTTATCCACGCCCTTTTTTTGTGGCACTGGGATTTCTTATGGTCATGATATATAAGACGGTAACAAATTAAAATCCCCTGAAAAAATTTCCCAGAAATATATGACAACCTCAGAGAAAATATATCACATCTACGTGAAGGATCGCTGTATACTTCATTCGATTAGGGAAGAAGACTTTCATGCAACATGGAGTACTTTAAATAATCTTGTTGGATTAATGAAAACTGATTATTCTTCTGATGATTTATCTTATGAGGAGTTACATTTAAACAGAGAAGTTGCAAGAAACTCATCGCATTGACAAGGCATATATAGGGGTGATAAAATTGACATTGAAGGTTAACTTAACTTATGGCAAAAGGATTTACTGTTAAAGCAACTGCACCTGAGTCTCAAGAATCTAGTTGGGATTATGATGCAATTAAAGCAAGAATGCGAGGGAAGAGTATTGTATTCTGTCTTCCTGGTCGTGGATGCTCTTTTATTTTTCTCAAGGCATTTGTACAACTTTGTTTTGACTTAGTTCAAAATGGAATGAGTATTCAGATTTCACAAGATTACTCGTCTATGGTGAACTTTGCTCGTTGTAAAGTATTAGGTGCAAATGTTCTTCGTGGTCCCAAGCAAATTCCTTGGGATGGAAAACTACAGTATGATTATCAACTCTGGATTGATAGTGATATTGTTTTTGATTCCAACAAGTTCTGGCAACTCTGTGATATGGCTCTCCCTGCAGAAGGAGAAGAGCGTGAAATTGTCGCGGGTTGGTATGCAACTGAGGATGGTCACACAACTTCTGTCGCACACTGGTTAGAAGAAGATGATTTCCGTAAGAATGGTGGAGTGATGAATCATGAAACTGTTGAGTCAATCTCAAAGCGTAGAAAGCCTTTCACTGTTGATTACACTGGATTTGGTTGGGTACTAATTAAGCACGGTGTCTTTGAGCGTCTTGAATATCCTTGGTTTGCACCTAAGATGCAAATCTTTGATTCTGGCAAAGTTCAGGATATGTGTGGTGAGGATGTTTCATTCTGTCTAGATGCAAAAGCAGCAGGTATGGTAACATGGTGCGATCCTCGTATTCGTGTTGGGCATGAAAAAACTCGCGTAATCTAATGGACAAAACTTACAATCTTTTATATAAAGGGCGTAAAATTTATTCAAATCTCACTATAGAAGACTGTAGTGAGATTCTTCAAGACTTCTCAGAGCGTTTTTTCTCGGGAGAAGATATTGATCCTAATTTAATTGAAATGGAGGAAATTTATGGCTAAAGGTGGAAGTAATAAGACTGTGTTCGAAGCAGGGGCACCGAAGAAAACTCGTCAAGGACGCTCGCCTCGTACACTACTTTCTGCAACATCACGTAATGGACGCAAGAAAAAGTATAGAGGTCAAGGAAAATAATATGATTCAATTGAATCCACAAATCCCAGTCGTTACCCCTAAAGGTAATGGTTGGGCTTTTTTTTGTATTGATCGTTCACAAGAGCACGACCTTGAATGGGTTGTGTTTCTAGATAGTAATGGAGAGTGTTGGACATTTAAAAACTCTGATATTCGTATTCAAAAGAATTATACAATGCACAGAAATCATGTATCAGGAATTCATACATGTACTACTCAGACCCAGCAGATGAATGGAACTCAATTCATTTAGAAGATCTTTGGGTTTATAACAAGTTAATTCTAAATCACCGTCTAGGGCACCTGTGTGGTCCTGTAGGGTGCTCCGTTCCCCATTCAGGACATTATATCGTTCGCCCGTGCATTAATTTACTTGGGATGGGAAGATTTTCTCGTATAGAGTGGATAGAAAAATGTACAGATCATTTACATCCAGCAGAGTTTTGGTGTGAGATTTTTAAAGGAGATCATATCAGTGTTGATTACCATCACAAACAAGCAGATTTAGTAGTTTTGGGTGAGAGGGATTTTAGTGATCCTTTATACAAATGGAAAAAATGGTCCAAAATAGATTTGAAAATTGAATTCCCGCAGATTTTGCAATCATTGAAAGGTGATTATGAATGGATTAATTGTGAATTTATTGACAATAAACTAATAGAAGTTCATTTTAGAAGAAATCCCGATTTTCGTTATGGAAATTCTGTTGCGATTCCAGTTTGGAAAGGTCAAGATACTGAAAAATTTGACAATTTAACCTTTATAGAGGATCAAGATTACTTAAGACAAGGTTTTTATATTGATTTCGGGATAGCAACCCCGTAAAAAGTTCTGATTTAATAAATCAGGAGCAAAAAATGACTAAACAAACCGACAGAGACTCAAATTACATGCACGAAATGTGGGGAACTTCACATTTAAGCAATGATTATGGTTGGGAACAAAAACTTCAGAAGCAAAAAATGCTTCGTGAAATTGCAAACGATGATATTACACCCAAAAAACACGACTTTTCAGTTCAAAATGAACTTCATTCAAAGATTCGCAATGATGAAGACTATGATGACTGGGAATATGGAACTGAACCTCTCTACGAATCCAAAAATCCTTAATAAATAAGTTAGATTTGTACTAATAAATGCCTTTAGAGCGCATAAGTCAAGGGTTTAAAGACCTAAGTATGTCATTTCAGGCAAATCCCCTGAATAGTGACCTTATTGCGCTCAAAAATGAAACTGCAATTTCTCGTTCAATACGCAATATTGTCTTTACTCTACCTGGTGAAAAATTCTTCAATGAAAATTTTGGTTCTAGAGTAAGTAGATCTCTCTTTGAGAATGTTGATGAGATATCAGCATCTGTTATTAGGGATGAAATTAGAAATTCAATTGATAATTATGAGCCAAGAGTTCAATTGATTGAAGTTCAGACCATTCCTGATTATGATAATGGTGCATTTGATGTCATAATCAATTATAGAATTATTGGTGCAGATGTTCCTGCTCAACAATTACAATTCGTTCTGCAACCTACTAGGTAAATGCCGTTAGTAAATTTTACAAATCTGGACTTTGACCAGATTAAAACCACTTTAAGAGATTACTTAAAGTCAAATTCTAATTTTACGGATTATGATTTTGAAGGGTCCAATCTTTCAACAATTCTTGATGTCTTAGCATACAATACATACATCACCTCATATAATGCCAATATGGTGGCAAATGAGGTGTTTATTGATAGTGCAACTCTTAGAGAGAATGTAGTTTCTCTTGCAAGAAATATTGGATATGTTCCTAGGTCAAAGAAGGCAGCAAGAGCAACGATAAGTTTTTTTGTTGATACTACAAATATTACTCCGGCGCCGGCAGCATTAACACTTAAAAAGGGACCTGTTGCAGGAACTTCAGGAAGTTTTGGTAGTCAATCGTTTATATTTTCAATATTAGAAGACATTACAGTTCCAGTAGTTAATAATATTGCAACATTTACTGATATAGAAATATATGAAGGAATTTTATTAAGTAGCAATTTTTCTTATAGTACAAGAAATCCCAATCAAAAATATATTCTTCCCAATAGTGGAATTGACACTCAATTAATTTCAGTATTTGTATCAGCATCAAAGTACAATCTTCAAGATAGTCTTTTTAATGTAGATAAAAATTCTGAAGTATATTTTTTACAAGAAATTGAAGATGAAAGATATGAATTAATATTTGGTGATGGAATTTTTGGAAAGGCTTTACAGGAAGGTGATAATATTGAAGTCTCTTATATTACAACAAATGGAGATTCTGCGAATGGAATTAGTCAATTTTCATTCTCAGGAAGATTAGTATACACAAGAAATTCTACCGAGTATCTTGTTACCTCTGGTATTTCACTATTAACTACTGGTTTAGTTTCTTCTGGGGGAGAAAATATTGAGTCTGTTGACTCAATTAAAAAATATGCACCAAGAATTTATGCATCACAGAATAGAGCATTGACTTCAAATGATTATGAAACTTTAATTCCAGCAAAAATTTATCCAGAAACAGAATCAATTTCAGTATTTGGTGGAGAAGAGTTGATTCCACCACAATATGGAAAAGTGTTTATTAGTATTAAACCAAGAAATGGCGACTTTTTGCCAAATTTATTGAAAGAAAATATTAAAAATAAATTAAAGAAATATGCAGTTGCTGGAATTGTTCCTGAAATTTTAGATCTAAAATATCTTTATTTGGAAGTGGATTCTAAAGTTTATTATAATACAAATCTTGCTTCAAGTGCGGCATCTGTTTCTGCAACTATTCAACAAAATGCTTTAAAATACTCAGAATCTTCTGAGTTAAATAAGTATGGTGCAAGATTTAAATATAGTAAATTTTTAAAAATTATAGATGATAGTGATGATTCGGTGACTTCTAATATCACTACTGTTCAAATGAGGAGAGATCTTAGAGTTGTTTTGAATACTTTTGCAGAATATGTGATTGGATTTGGTAACGAATTTCATATTAAAAGTATGGATGGATACAATATTAAATCTTCTCCATTTAAAGTAAGTGGAATTCAGGAAACAGTATATCTTTCAGATATTCCTGACACTAATAGATCAACTGGATCGATATTTTTGTTCACTGTTCCTTCATCATCATCAACTTCTTCAACAGTTATAAAGAGAAACGTTGGCAGAATTGATTATAAAAAAGGAATTATTACTTTAAATCCTATTAATATTAGTTCTGCAAAATTTAAAAATGGACAGTCAATTATTGAAATCTCAGTAT